GAGGCTAAACCATACAATGATGGCGGCAAGGTTGTTCGTTGGGATCTCGTAATGAAATACGAGCAAGGCACTGAAGGTAAAGATGATTACTATACTAATGATAAACAAATTACCATCGAAGCGTCAGAAAAAGACGCAGAAGGAAAAGATGTTAGTAATTTTACTTCAAAAGCTGAAGGTGATTGGACAAAAAAAGAACTTGAAGATCTTTGCCCAACGGCTAAATGGGATGCGATTTTTACAAGTCAATACGACTCAGTAATTACTAACCCGCCTAAAGAACCTGTTCCTAATAGCGAGTTTGTGATACCTAGCTAATGGAAGAGCAACACTTTTCATTTCACACGTTGCCAGCAGTATTTATGCTGGAGGCACAACTATCGGAAAGCATGGTAGGCACACTTAACGACTACCTTGATAGGCTAATGGTAGATCAGGAACGCAAAAGCCATGCGGGTAC